AGCGTTACTGGCAGCTCGGCTAGCTGTACGGGCAACGCAGCTACGGCAACATCCGCCGGCAACATCACTGGCGGCAACTTGACTGGCGACTACCAAGTCACCCAAGGAATCGGCCTCAGATTCGGCCACTCGTCTCAGACGGACTCAAACGACGGTTTTATCTCCGCCGGGCGTTTTGCTTCGGGCCTCAACATTGTCGGCACCCAAACGTCGGGAGGGACTGGTCGTCAAGTGCGAGTGTGGGGCTCGTTGATTGACAGCGGTGGAACCGCTTACGTTCTCAACTCGGGCACCTGGGGCATCAGCATCACCGGCAGCGCCGGCTCAGTGGCGTTCTCCAACGTCACCAGCAAGCCAACCACCCTGAGCGGCTACGGCATCACCGACGGCACCTCAAACGCCGCCAACGGCTGCATCACGCTGAACAACCAAACTATCAGTGGGAATTACACCTTCACCGCTGGCCAGAACGGCGTCAGCGCAGGACCGATCACAATTTCGGCCGGCGTCACCGTAACGGTCACCTCTGGCTGTGGGTGGGCGATTGTTTGATCACCCCTCGTTGATCCCCAGCCGTTGTTTTTCCTGCCGCTCAAACACCGCCGCTGTATCCATTGACATCTTGTAGCTCTGCGTAATCACCTGATTCACAACGTGATAGGTGACATCCAGCTCCTCGCAGATTTGCGGCACGGTCCACCCCTCATTGCGCAGCCGCTGAATCTCCGGCACCACCTCGCTCAAAGGCCGCGGCTGCACCACCTTTTTTGCCGTCGGCATAGGGCACACAGGCTCTTGTTGCTGCAGCTGAATGTCCGGCGCGGCCTTGCGAGTAGCCATCTAAGTAACGACGCAACTACCTCAGATTAGCCGTACCAACGCGCCTACACTGCGTATAACGCCAGCCCGGCAATGATCGGAATCATCCGTATCTACGCCGAGTTCGCGCCGGAGATCCCGGAGTCCACTCGCCCCCACCCTCGGGAGCTGTTCAAAGTCATCGACTGCGAGCCCCAACTCGTCCCCGAGATCCGCCGCCGCCTGAAGCGCCAGGGCTACAACATCATCTGCGTGCCCCTCTGATGGCCCCCACCCTCGTCTCCACCCTCGGAAGCGCAACCGCCAACAGCTACCAGGCCGTCGCCGACGCCACGGCCTATTTCGACAACACGCTGTTCTCCACCGAGTGGGGCGCCCTCAACGCCGACACCAAAGCCCGCGCCCTGATCTCCGCCTGCGCCTGGCTCGAAACCCTCACTTACACCGGCACCCGCCTCTTCGACACCCAAGCCTTGCAGTGGCCCCGCGTCGCCACCAGCTCCCAGGGCGTCGAATCTGAAGGCGCCACCATCCCCCGCGAAATCCTCGCCGCCCAGGCCGAGCTCGCCCTCGCCCTCGGCACCAGCCCCACCGCCCTCACCGGATCCGTCGGCTCGACCACAACCACCGGCACCACCAAGCGCGAAAAACTCGACGCCCTTGAGGTCGAATACTTCGCCCCCTGGGCCCCCGACACCGGCGCCCTCCTCCAAAAGTTCCGCTGGCTCCGCCCCATCCTCAGCACCTGGCTAGCCAACCCCGCGCCCCAACTCACCTCAGTGGTGCGCTCATGAGCAAAGTCGACACCACCTTCGGCCCCCTCGCCAGCCCCCTCGTCAAAAAGTGGGGCCGCGCCGTCACGTTCCACAAAGCCGGCACCAACACGATCTACGACCCCTCCTCAGGCGGCGTCACCGCCACCACCACCAACTACGCAGCCAAGGCGGTTGTCACTCGCGTCACCATCGCTGAAGTCACGGGCCTGCTGCAATCCACCGACTACAAAATCATCATTGACGCCGCCCAAATCAACGGCGCCTACATCACCCCCCGCGACTCCTTCAGCTTCACTCGTAACCGCCGCACCGTCCGCGCCCGCGTCATCGACGTCACCACCCTCGAAGGCGAGTCCGCCATCCTCCACACCGTCTTTGTGAGGCCGGAATAGCCATGGCCAAACCTTTTGGAAGCCTGATCAAAGACCTTCGTGCAGCTGCTGCCTTGGCTGCCGAGGAAACCGCGCGGGAAACGGTCTACGAGCTGAAACGCCGCGGCCCGTATTGGGACGGCTACTTCGAGATGGCTTGGGAAGTTCAACTCGGCGACGTCAACATCCCGGCAGACCAAAAGGGCGCCAAAGCCTCACCAAGGCCACAATCTCGAGAGATAACGCCAGTAGACATCCCCGCCGACCGCACAAACAGCCTGCGCGGCTACACCATCGGCAACCGCATGGAATACCGAAGCATCGCCATGGACCTCGAGCCTGGTCGCATCAAAAGCACCGAGGGCACAGCACCGGAGGGCTGGTACGAGACCTTCATCCAAGGCGGCGAGTTGCTGCGCGTCGTAGCCGACGGCGTACGCGCCGGATTCGTCAAACGAGGCTTTGCCAAATGACCCTCCAAGCCATCCGCCGCTTCTACGAGGCTCCGCTTATCAGCGCCTTTGGCAACTTTGTGCCCACGGTGCCGGTCTACGTCGACAACCAACCCTTACCAGACACCACTGCTCTCAGCGAATACGTCCTCCTCCGCCTGTCTTTTGGCCTAATCACCGAGCCCACGTTGGCCGCCAGCTTTGATTGGCACCGCGGCTCCCTCGTCATCGAGGTCTACAGCGCCAAAGGCGTCGGCCCCGGCCGCGGCCAAGCCCTGATCCAAACCGCCATCGACACCCTGACCGCCATGAACGCCACCCAGGGCACCGCGGTCAACAACGTCCGCGGCTCGATCGGCCCCATCGTCGGCCCCTCCTTCTTCGCCCTCGAGGGCATGCCCCACTACCTCACTCGCATCAGCACAGCCTTCCAGGCCCGCTACACCGCCTGACGCACAAAACGCGCAGCTTGCGTTATACGCCACCGCTAACGTGTATGTGCCGGGCTGTGCCCGTCGTGCCCCCACACAGCGCCCCCACCAGCTGTTTTTAGGCACTTGCAATGGCCACCGTTCTTTCGGGCACCTCTGGCGCCCTGTACTACACCCCTGCCGGCACCAGCGTCACCACGCTGACCGCCACCGCCTTCCCCTCCAGCGGCGCCAACATCACCGTTGGCACCTTCCTCGGTTTCAAGGTCAACGACCCTGTGACCCTGGCCTACCCCGTCGGCGCGACTACCACCAACGCCATCGCTGCTGGTGCGTATTTCGTCAAGACCTACAACGCCAGCACTGGCGTGATGACCCTCAGCTCGACCGCTGGGGGCGCGGCCGTGACGGCTACCGCTCAGCCCTCCGGCTTCGGCGCCGCCTTCGCCAGCATCTCCTACACGGCCCCCGCCGCTGTGGGCTCGGTGCGTGACTGGAGCTTCGAGATCACCCGCTCGGAAATCGACGTCACCACCATCGGCCAGGAAGCCAGCCAGTACGCGCCCTTCCGCACCTTCATCACCGGCTTTGCCGACGGCTCTGGTTCCGCCACGGTGTACACCACCGACGACGACACCAACCTCGCCAGCCGCATGATCGAAGACGTGCTGCAGGCCACCCAAGCCGGCGCGACGATGAAGCTCTACATCGACCGCGTCGTTGTCAGCGGCTCCGTCAACGACACCAGCAGCCGCTTCGTGACCGTTCCAGTGATCCTGACCTCCGCCAGCCTGTCGGTTAACCCCGACGACGGCCAAAGCGTCTCGATCAACTTCCGCCCCAGCGCCGCCCCGACCTTCGACTTCTCGAAGAGCTGAGCCCCGCGCCACGCACCCTCGCCCCCGCTCCGGCGGGGGCTTTTTACGTGCTCACGTACGACTACAATGCGTAAGTACGTGCCCGCGTAGCAATGCCGGTTCCGACCAACCGCGCCATCGACCGCCTCCTCAAAGCCGCCGACCGCCGCCTCCTCAAAAAGACGGTCCTGCTCAACAACGGCGACGAGTTCACCTTCCACCACTACCGCCTCGTGATGGCGGAGCGTGAACGCGCCCAAAAAGAAGCCGGCAGCGACGACGCCGGTGCCTTCGCCCTGCACCTCCTCGTCCTCAAAGCCCTCGACGAAAACGGCCAACGCCTTTTCGCCTTCGGGGACATCGCCGTTCTCAAAAACGAAGTGGACGACGGCGATCTCCAAAAGCTGATGCTCGCCCTTCTCCAAGACGGGGAGGACCCCCTCGACCCCAAAAGCCCTCAAGGCTGAGCTGGCCAAGGACAACTGGCTCCTGCTCCAGTTCGGCATCGCCAAGGAGCTCGGCATCACCCTCTCGGCGCTGCGTGCCGAAATGACGCCGGAGGAGATCGTCGGGTGGTCGTGCTACTTCGGCTATCTCAACGACGAGCAAGAAGCGGCGATGGAGAAGGCCAAGCGCGGGAGGTAGCAGCCGCACAGCTACCTAGAATGGTGCTACGCATCCAGGTAGCGGACCTTGGCCGACTACAACGCCAACATACGGGTCAGCGCCGATACAAAACGGGCCGAAAGCCAACTCTCGAAGTTAGAGAAAACACTCAATCAACTGAGTGATTTCACTCTCAAACTCAACTCTCGAAGTCTTCAAGCCGAAGCCAACAAGATTGGCCAATCGCTGCGCGGCATTGGTGAACGCGGCGCCCTCGGCGCCCTCACCCTCGCAGCAGGCAAGGCCACTACAGCCGTAACCGGCCTCGGCGCCAAATTTGGTCTCCTTGGAGCCGCAGCCGCCTCTGCTGGCGCCACGATCAACGGCGCCCTCGGCGGCGTGCCCGCGGTCATTGGCGACATTCTCAACCAAGTCGGCAGCATCCCCAACGCCTTTGGCCTGGCAGCGGTCGCCGCCATGGCGTTTGCGCCGCAACTCACCAAAGCCGCCGCCTCGGCAGTCGGCCTCGGCGCCGCTGTCGACAAAGCCGTCGGCGCTGGTGTCACCAGCAAAATCGCTGGCCTCACCGCCTCGGTCGGCCAGCTCAACCTCGAGCTCAACACCACCAAAACCTCCTTTGCCGACCTCCTCGGCGGCAGCGCCCTCAACAAGCTCGTCGCCCAACTCAACGACGCCCAAAAGCAGGTCGGCGAGTACGTCGCCTTCAGCGACGAATCCGTCACCGCCGTACAGCAGCTACTCACCGTCGAGCGCCTCGTCACCCGCGAGAAGCGCGCCCAGGCCGCCCTCGTCAACCAGCTCAACGCCGACACGCTGCGCCAAAACGCTCGCATCCAGCAAAACCTGATCGCCAGCCGCAACAGCCGTGCCGGCAGCGGCTTCAACGCCTTCAGCACCGCCGCCACAGCAGTCGAAGGCAGCCGCGCCATCGACAAAGCCATCCGCCGCAACTTTGAAAAGCGCGCTGCCGGCGCCCCGCCCGCACCCGCCGCGCCGCTCATGCTGCCCAGCAGCGAAATGCTGCTCTCCGGCGGTCGCCGCATCGAGCGCCTTACCGCAGACCCCGGCATCCAAGCCGCCCGCGCCTACACACAAGAGCTCACCCGCGCCGTCGGCGCCGGTCGTCAGCTTGACGGCATCTTCACCCAAGTCAGCAAGGCCATGGCCGCCACCGCTGACGGCGCCGCCAAGGGCAACCGCATCACCCAAAGCTGGGCCAAGGCCCTGCGCGAGATGGCGCAGATCCAAAGCGACATCACCGAGCTCAGCGCCAAAGAGGCCCAACTCCAACGCCAAACCGCAGACGCCCAAAGGCGCAAAAACTTTGGCCGCCAAGCCGAATCCCTCGCCCTCGGCGTCGGTTTCCCCCTGCTGTTCGGCGGCGGGGTCGGCTCCGTCGCTGGTGCCGCAGCGGGCTCCTTCGTCGGCTCCGGCTTCGGCGGCCAGATCCTCGGTGGCGCCATCGGCCAAATCGCCGATCAGTTCGCCCAGGCCGCGGCAAAGATGGGCAGCGCCCTGCGCGCCCCCGTCGAAAACTTCAAGGAGATCGCCGACGCCGGCCTCCTCGCCAGCAAGAGCCAAGAGCGCTACATCCAAAAACTGATCGACGCGGGCCGCACCGCCGAAGCCTCCGCCCTCATCCAGGGCGAAATCGTCAAAAAGATCGGCGTGCAGGGCTACCGCGACCTTCAGAACGCCGGCGCGGCCAGCGACAAGCTCAACAAGGCCATGGCCGAGCTCAACCTGCAGATGCAGGCGGCCGTCGCCGGCCCACTCGCCGCCTTCACCAGCTGGCTGGCTGGCATCGTGTCGATCGGCAACAGCGTCACTCGCAACGCCAACCGCCAAAGCGACATCTTCAGCGGCCTCAGCCCCTCAGACCAGCAAGCGCTCAAAAACCAAGAGACCCGCATCCTCCAAGGCGCCAACCTGTTCAACGAACAGCAAAAGCGCGGCCAGGTCCAAAGCCTCTACGAGAGCTACGCCGGACGGTCAAAGATGACCCCGCCCTCCGTCTCTATGAACGGAGACGCAGCGCGCCAGGCCCGGGCTACCACCGCCGAAATGCAGGCCCAGGTCAACCTCGCCAACAGGCAGCTTGGCCTTGCCGGCCTCACCCTCGAAAAAGACGGCGCCCGCTACGTCCAGGCCGCCAAGGCCGTCGCCCTGCAGGAATATGACAACCGCCTACTCGAAATCAAAAACAGCTGGATCGGCAAGATCTTTGACCGAGAGCAGAACCTCGCTCAAATCCGCGCTGCCAACCTCGAATACAGCGCCAAGCTCCGCGGCATCGACGCCCAGGTTGCACAACGCGCCGACCAAAACGGCAGCTCGGTCTTGCAGGCAGAAAAGGCGCTGTACGACCAACGCGCCGAAAGCATCAACCTGCTCGTTCGCATTGCCGAAGTCACCGGAGGCGAAGAAGCCGGATTGCGCAAACAGCTGGACCTGTACAGCAACCTGACCCGACAGCGCTTTGCTGCATTTGAGGTCGAGAAAGAGCTGGCGCTGAAAGAAGCGGCGCGCAACGGCACCCTGCCCGAAACCGTTCGCCTGTTCAACGAGCGGCAAATCGCGCTCAGAACACAGCTAGATCTCGAGAAGCTGGTCACACAGGAAAAGCTCAGCCAGTTCAAGCTGGAGCAAAGCCTCAACAACCAACGCCAAAAGCGGGCCTTTGAGGGCGACATGGCCGGCCTGATCGCGCCGGCCAACCGCACGCCGCTTCAAGCACTCGCCATTGATCAAGCCCAACGGCGCGACTCGTTGCTGGGTGGTCGCTTTATCCAGCTCGACGAGATGCAGCAGCGCCTTGCAGCCGCGGGGCCCGGCACGGCCACCTCCACCGTCACCAAGCTCAAGGAAGACATCGCTCGTGTCAACGACGAGATCAACCAACTCAGCACCGGCCTCGCCACCATCGAGGCCAAAGAGATCGTGTGGACAAAGAACCGCTCCGGTGTTGAGGCCCTTCTCACCTCACTAAACGCGGTGGGCACGACAGTGACCAACGTGTTTGCCAACCTCGTCGCCGGCACCGACAGCTGGACGAACAGCCTTAACAACGCCCTCGGCGCACTGGCCAACGTGTTTGTCCAGGCCGGCCTCAGCGCACTCGGCGGCAACGACGGCCGCGGCTTCTTCAGCTTCATCACTGGAAACCTCGGGAAGAAAGCGGCCAACGGCGCTTACTTCTCCAACGGCCTGGCCGCCTTCGCCAACGGCGGCATGTTTGCCAACAACATCGTCTCCTCGCCCACCCTCTTCAAGTTCGCCAACGGCGGCGCAATGAAGACCGGCGTGATGGGTGAGGCCGGGCCCGAGGCGATCATGCCCCTCACTCGCGGTCCCGGCGGTCGCCTCGGCGTCGAGTCCTACGGCGGAGGCGGTGGGGTCAGCGTTGTCGTCAACGTCGACGCCAGCGGCTCGAAGGTCCAGGGCGACGACGCCCGCGGCAAGGAACTGGGCCGCGTGGTCTCCGTCGCTGTCCAGCAGGAAATTATCAAGCAAAAACGCCCCGGCGGACTCCTCGCCTAACTCCCATGGCCACCTTCCCCAGCTACAACCCCGTCTATTCGGCCAGCAAGAAGAGCGAGCCCAAAGTCCGGGTCACGCGCTTTGGCGACGGCTACGAGCAGCGCGTCACGTTCGGCATCCCCGGGCACATGAACCCCAAGGAGTGGTCGCTGACCTTCGACCTCAAGGACACCGACGCCGCCACCGTCGAAGCCTTCCTCGACGCCCGCGCTGCCGACGCAACCAGCTTCACGTGGTCACCCCCGGACGGCTCCGGCGCCGCCCAGTGGGTGTGCAGCTCGTGGACTCGCGAGCTCTACGAGTTCCAACGCAGCCGCATCTCGGCCACGTTCCGCCAGGTGTTTGAGCCGTGAGCACCCCCTTCTCCGACCTCCAAGCCATCGCGCCCAGCGCGGTCATCGAGCTGTTCGAGCTCCAACTCAACAGTGAGCAGCACGGCACCACCGACCTCTACCGCTTCCACGCCGGCAGCAACCTCAACGCCAACGGCCAGCTCGTATGGAACGGCAATGCCTACGTGCGCTTCCCCATCGAGGCCGAGGGTTTCGAGTACAGCCGCGGCCAACTGCCCCGCCCCAAGATCCGCGTCAGCAACGCGCTCGGCACAATCACCGCGCTGCTCCTGTCCCTGCCCCGCGGCCTGGAGGGCGCCAAGGTCACCCGCATCCGCACCCTCGCTCGCTACATCGACGGGGCCAACTGGCCCACGGGCATCAACCCCCTGGGCACCCCCGACCCCACCGCGACCCTGCCCGCCGAGGTCTACTTCATCGACCGCAAAGTCAACGAGACCCGCGAGTTGATCGAGTTTGAGCTCGCCGCTGTCTTCGACCTCGCCGGCATCCGCGCCCCCAAGCGGCAGTGCATCTCCAACATCTGCCAGTGGGTTTACCGCTCCAGCGAGTGCAGCTACACGGGCACCAACTACTTCGACGCCGAAGACAACCCCGTCGCCACCCTCGCCCAAGACGTCTGCGGCAAGCGCCTCAGCAGCTGCCAAACCCGCTTCGGCGCCAACAACGAACTGCCCTTCGGCAGTTTCCCCGGCATCGGCACCTACTACGCATGACCTCCGCCTGGCGCCTAGCCGCCCTCAAGCACGCCCAAGCCGAGGACCCCCGCGAATCCTGCGGCCTCGTCGTTGTGATCAAAGGCCGCCGCCGCTACTGGCCCTGCCGCAACCTCGCCGCCGGCACTGACCAGTTCATCCTCGATCCCCTCGACTTCGCCACCGCCGAAGACGCCGGCGAGATCCTGGCCGTCGTCCACAGCCACCCGGTCACCCCGCCGGTTCCAAGCCAGGCCGATCTGCTGGCCATCGAGCGCACCGCGCTCCCTTGGTACATCGTCAACCCCAAGACCGAGGCATGGAGCGCCAAGCTGCAGCCCTGCGGCTACAAGGCCCCGCTTATCGGCCGCGAATGGGTCTGGGGTCTCTCCGACTGCTGGACGCTGGTGCGGGACTGGTACGCCGAGCAGGGCCTGGAGCTCCTCGACTGGGCGCGGCCGTTAACCCCTGAGGAGTTTGAAGCGGATCCCCTGTTCGACCGCTACTGGCGCGAGGCCGGTTTCCGCGAGCTCGACGAAGACGAGCAACTCGAGGTCGGCGACGCCGTGTTGATGAGCATTAGCGGCCCCGGCCTCAACCACGTCGGCGTGTACATCGGCGACCAGCTGCTGCTGCATCACGTTCGAGGCAGGCTCAGCAGTAGAGATCTCTTTGGGGGGTGGCTCCAGAAGTGTTCCGGCCGCAGATTGCGCCACCCTGACTTCAGTACGATTGATGGAGGCTAGGTAGAGCCATGCTGCGCAAGATTCGTGTCTACGGCCGGCTCGCCAAGTTCCTCAAGCGTCGCGTCTTTGAGGCCGAAGTCGCCAGTGCCGCCGAGGCGGTTCGCTTCCTTTTGACTAACTTTCCCCAGCTCGAAGGCCACATGGCCGACCAGCACTACCGCGTCACCGTCGGCACCTACAACCTCACGCTCGACGAGCTCCACGACCCCTCGGGCCAGCAGGAAATCCAAATCGCTCCCGTCATCGTCGGTGCCGGCTCCCAGGGCCTCGGCATCGGCCAAATTCTCCTCGGTGTTGCACTCATCGCCGCCTCCATCTTCATTCCCGGCAGCACCGCCCTACTCGGCACCACCTTCGGCAAAATCTCGCTGGGAATCGGCCTTCTCGGTGGCGCACTTGCACTGCAAGGCGTCGCCACGCTCCTAACTCCAGTACCCACGCTGGCCACACCGGTCAGCGGCACGACCAGCGACACCAACAAGGACCCGCGCAAGTCCTACAGCTTTAGCGGCATCCAGCAAAACTCCCGCCAGGGCATCCCCGTCCCCATCGTCTACGGCGAAACCCTCGTCGGCTCCGTCGTCATCTCCGCCGGCATCGACACCGTGCAGGTGGTGGGCTGATGGCGCGCATCCTCGGCGCTGGCGGCGGAGGCGGTGGCGGTTGCTTCCTCGGACACACCCTCGTCCGCACCGCCGACGGCCCCCGCGCCATCGAGACGCTCAAACCCGGCGACCTCGTCGTCAGCTTTGACGACGCCGGCACTCTGCACCACGCCCCCGTCCTCAAAGTCCACGAGCACGAGAACGAGCGCGTCGTCCGCTACCGCCTGTGGGGCGGCACAGTCCTCGACGCCACCCCCAACCACTGGGTCCTCAACCAGTTCAATGCCTTCGTCGAGATCGACACCCTCGGTCCCGACGACTGCCTCGTTGACGAACACGGCCACCTCCGACCCATCGTCGAGCGCAGCGAGCACGGCCGCGGCACCGTTTACAACCTGACGGTCGAAGGCCACCACACCTTTATTGCCGGCGGCGTGCGCGTCCACAACGCCGGCCTCGGCCTCGGGGCTGTCGCCGGTGCCGGCGGGGGTGGTGGCGGAGGCGGCAAAGGTGGGGGCGGAAGTAGCAGCACCCGCACCCCCACCGAAGAGGCCGACAACCTCAACTCCACCCAATACGCCAACCTCGTCGACCTAATCAGCGAGGGCGAGATCGAGGGGCTCAAGGACGGCCACAAATCCATCTACGTCGAAAACACCCCACTCCAAAACCCCGACGGCACCTACAACTTCCAAAACGTCACCGTCCACACCCGCACCGGCACCCAAAACCAGACCTTCATCCCCATCGCCTCGGAGGTCGAGGACGAAACCTCCGTCGGTGTGACGGTCGTTCAGGCCACGCCCGTCATCCGCTCGATCACCGACGTCAACGTCGACGCCGTGCGCGTCACGATCTCGGTCCCGGCCCTGCAGCGTTTCACCGACCAGGGCGACATCGTCGGCACCAGCGTCCAGCTGCGCATTGCCGTCCAGTACAACGGCGGCGGCTACACCACCGTCATCGACGACACGATCGCCGGCCGCACGGGCGATCAGTACCAGCGCGACTACCTCGTCAACATCAGCGGCGCCTTCCCCGTCGACATCAGAGTGAGCCGCGTCACGGCCGACAGCCCCAGCGCCAAACTCGTCGACGCCTTCAGCTGGTCCAGCTACACCGAGATCGTCTACGCCAAGCTCCGCTACCCCAACTCAGCGTTGGTGGGCATCCGCGTCGACGCCGAGCAGTTCAGCAGCATCCCCAAGCGCTCGTACCTGATCCGCGGCATCAAAGTCCGCATCCCCTCCAACGCCACGGTCGACAGCGCTACCGGCCGCCTGATCTACAACGGCATTTGGAACGGCAGCTTCGGCGCCGCCGCCTGGACGACAGACCCGGCCTGGATCCTCTTCGACCTCCTGACCTCGACGCGCTACGGGTTCGGCGATCACATCGACGCCACCCAGCTGGACAAGTGGGCCTTCTACGCGGCTAGCCAGTACGCCTCGGCACTGGTGCCCACCGGCATCGGCAACGCCACCGAGCCCCGCTTCTCCTGCAACGTCAACATCCAAACCGCCGAGGACGCCTACAAGCTGATCAACGACATGTGCTCGATCTTCCGGGCCATGCCGTACTGGAGCACCGGCTCCCTAACCATTGCGCAGGACCGGCCCGCCGACCCCTCGTTCCTCTTCACCCTCGCCAACGTCACCGAGGAGGGCTTCACCTACGCCGGCAGCAGCCTCAAAAACCGCCCCACCGTAGCTGTTGTCAGCTACCTCGACCTCGAACTGCGCGACATCGCCTACGAGGTGGTCGAAGACCAGGCCCTGATCCAAAAGTACGGGGTCGTCACCAGCGAAATCTCGGCCTTCGCCTGCACGTCCCGCAGCCAGGCCAACCGCCTCGGCCGCTGGCTGATCTACTCGGAGTGGTACGAGGGCGAGGTCATCTCCTTCACCACCTCCCTGGACGCGGGGGTGGTGGTGCGGCCCGGCCAGATCCTCTCCGTCGCCGACCCCATGCGGGCCGGGTCTCGCCGTGGAGGCCGCATCACAACCGCCACAACAACTGCCATCACCGTCGATGACGCCACCGGGCTGGTCATCGGCCCCACCCCGCAGCTCTCGGTAGTCCTGCCCAACGGCACGGTCGAAACGAAGGTAGTCAGCTCCCGCCCCCAACGCCAACAGCATCTGGATTTACGAGACCAGCAACATCGAAACCAGCACCTGGCGCGTCGTGACCGTCGCTGAGAAAGAAGCCTGCCAATACGAAATCAGCGCCCTCTCTTACAACGCCAGCAAATACGACTACGTCGAGCAGGGGTTGCCCCTGCAGGAGCGCGACGTTACCGACCTAAACGTCCCTCCGCCGCCTCCAACAAACCTCACTGCAACCGAGCTGCTCTACGAGACCAACGACCGAGTGCTGTCCAAGTTGCTTGTCAGCTGGCGCCCTGTCCTCGGAATGAACAGCTACCTCGTGCGCTACCGCCAGCAAAACGGCAACTGGACGGTCTCCGAAGTCACCCGACCCGACTACGAAATCCTCGACACCTCTCCCGGCATCTACGAGGTCCAGGTCTACTCAATAAACGCATTACTGCGCCGGTCAACAGTACCGGCACTGCTGACCTTCACGGCGTACGGACGCACCGGCGCCCCCTCCGACGTCACCGGCGTGTCCCTCGTCCCCGTTGACGAAGCCAGCGCCATCCTCAGCTGGGAGTCAGCGCCGGACCTCGACGTGCGCGTGGGCGGCAAGGTGTTAATCCGCCACAGCCCTGCACTCGTCAGCGCATCCTGGGACCAATCCAACGACATCGTCCCCTCGGCAGCCGGCTCCCAAACGCAAAAGCAAGTCCCTCTCCTCGAAGGCACCTACCTGCTGCGGTTTGAGGACAGCTCGGGTGTGCGCAGCGTCAACAGCGCAACCATCGTCGCCGATCTACCAACACCACAACCACGGCTCTTGGTGCAGGAGTACGCGGAAGACCAGCTCACTCCGACACCGTTCGCCGGCACCAAAACCAACATGTCCTATGACGTTGGGCTGGACGGCCTGATCCTCAACAGCTCAGGCGGGTCGGTGCTGAGCAGCGGCGAGTACGCATTTTCCACCACCCTCGATCTCGGAGCGGTCTACGACGCCAACTTGCTGCGTCGATTCACCTCTCGTGCCTTCTTGCCCAACGCCCTGTGGGACAGCAAACCCGGTCTCATAGATGAGTGGCCTGCCATCGACGAGGACAACCTCGACGGGGTTAACGCCACCCTCTACGTGCGCGCCACGCCCGATAACCCCAGTAGCTCCCCCACGTGGAGCGACTGGCGCGAGTTTGCCAACGCCATCCTGCGAGGCCGCGGCTTCCAGTTCAAGCTGATCGCCAGCAGCACCGACCCAGCCCAAAACATTGTTGTCGACGAGCTCGGTGCAATCATCGAATTGCAGCAACGGGTGGAGCAAAGCGCCTCCCTCACATCCGGCGCAGCTACTTATACAGCTACGTTCACCAACGCGTTTTATCAGGCGCCTAGCATCGGAATCACCGGGTACAACATGGCGACCGGCGACTACTTTGCTATTGACTCAGTTACGCGCACGGGGTTCCAAGTAACATTCAGGAATAGCGCCGGCACAGCCGTGAGCCGTCAGTTCACCTACACCGCCATCGGCTACGGCAGGGAGGTCTAAGGCGTGCAGCACGACTATTCCCTAGCCAACCAAAGCGGAGCGGCATTTAGGCAAGATCTCAACAACGCGCTCAGCGCCGTTGTCACCATCAATAGTGGCAACACGGCCCCCGCCACCACCTACGCCTACATGCTCTGGGCCGACAGTGCGGCGGGACAGTTAAAGCAGCGCAACGCGGCAAACAACGCCTGGGTGGTAATTGGCACGCTGGGCAGCGTCGGCTGGGGGCTGCTGAGCAGCAGCACCGCAGGCAGCACCTACATGCCCCTGGCGGGCGGCACGTTCACCGGCAACGTCGGCAGCAGCGCCACCGGCTACTTCCAGATCCCGAACGGCACTACCGCGCAGCGCCCCGGCAGCCCCTCTGCCGGCATGGTGCGGTGGAACAGCACCCTCAATCGCTTTGAGGGCTATGGCACGGCATGGGGCGCAATTTCCGGCGGCGCAGGTGGTGGCGGGACCGACAATGTGTTCTACGAGAACGGGCAAAACGTCACCACCGACTACACTTTAAGTACCAACAAAAACGCCATGAGCGCTGGTCCGATCACGATTGACTCGGGCATCACCGTCACGGTCCCTGACGGCAGCAACTGGAGCATCGTCTGATGAGCACCCTTGTCGTCGCCACCCTCAAGAGCAACAGCAGCTCACCGCCGGCGTTTCAGAACACCAGCGGCACCGAGGTCGGAACATTGTGCCGAGCGTGGGTGAACTTCAACGGGACTGGCACGGTTGCTATTCGGGCGCAGTTCAATGTGAGTTCGATTACGGATAATGGGACGGGTGACTATACGGTGAACTTTACGAACGCGTTGGCGGATGCAAATTATACGGTTATGGCGTGTTCAGATACGGGCAATGGCAACAACAATAGAAACATCCCTCCAAGAATTTATGGTTCAAGCGCAATTAGCACGACCTCGTTTAGAACAACCAACTATAACGAGGGCAATGTTGGACCAATAGACATAGCTTATGCCATGTACGCCATCTTCCGCTGAGGTCCACCCATGAGCACCCTTCGCGTTTCCACCATCCAAGACACAGCGGGCAGCAACAGCAGCACGCCTGCTGCCATCGCCAACGGCATTGCAAAGGCGTGGGTGAATTTCAATGGCACGGGGACTGTGGCGATCCGGGCGCAATACAACGTGAGCAGTATTACGGACAACGGCGTGGGACAGTATCAAATAAATTTTACCAATGCATTGTCAGATGCCAACTATGTAATGGCAGGAAATGGCAACCCAGCTTATGCAGGCTTTATGCTGCTTGCAGATGATCAAGCCAGCTTTCAGACAACAACTCAGCTGAAGGTTCAAACTAGAAACTCAGCATTCGGCGCTGCCGACAGCGCCAATGCTCAAGTTATTATTATACGTTAACATCATGAGCCACATTATCTCTCTCACCCCTGAAAAGCCATGAGCACCCTACGCGTCAACAACATCACCGATGCCTCCGGCGGCAGCAGCGCGCTCAGCGTGCCCGGTGCGGCAAAGGCTTGGGTCAACTTCAACGGCACCGGCACCGTTGCGATCCGGGCCGCGCTGAATGTCAGCAGCATCACCGACAACGGCACTGGCGACTACACCGTGAACTTTGCGTCGGCGTTAACGGATGCGAACTATTCGACTTGCATTGCAGCAGGCGGAAGCACTGGAAGTTGGACTGAGTTATTGCCTTCCACTTACAGCACTTCACAGGTGAGAATGCAAACACGCGGCACCGCATCAAACGCCGATAATTCCACTTTCTGTGTCTCCGTCTTCCGCTAACC